TGCAAAAAAGAAATTACAATATTCTTCAGGTTTAGACTTTACTCTATCCACTAACTCAAATACAGCAGCTAAACATCATTTTGAAGTATTTGTCAAACAAGGAGAATTAGAATTTTCTGCAAAAAAACCTGCATCAAGACCAAGATTAGTATGCAATCCAAAAGGGATTCATTTTTTTGGATTAATCAACTTAATCCAAAATTCAATATTACAAGATTTGAAAAAACATTTACAGGGATTCGTACATTCCTATAAGCCAGGTCAATTATAAACAGAATTCAACAAATTTTTGAAAAAGTATTCTGCATCATTATCCTTGGATGGATCTGCACATGATTCGCACCAACATTTCTGGCTTATATCCGCAGTGGATCACGTTTTTTGGAAAAGATTATTCAAAAATGGATACATACAAAATCTGCTCAATGAACCATGGATAAATAAAAGAATACACAATTATAACAATGTGATTAGCATATTAAAAGTTATCACAATGAAAAAATCCTGGAAATTCATAGTTAGATACAGAGGTTAGTGGCTTTACAAATTTTATCTTAAAGGTACTACATACTCTGGACACCCAACAGTAACTACATTAGGAAATACACTAAGAGTTTATTCTTATAATTGTTATTACCTATCTAAATGCTTTAAAAAGTTTAATTGGTTTGATGACCACAGAGCAAAGATTTATGTTTAGGGAGATGATAGTGTTATACACACTCACACCCAATTAGTATCTAGAATAAAAGATAGCATATTTGAAACTTCATCAATCGATAAAAGCAAAAGAGTAGTAGGATTAGGACAATGCATCAAAGAAGTAATTGTTAGGCAAATAGGAGATATAGATTTCTTAAGCAAAAGTTAGATAAAAGTAGGAGATAAATGGAAATACACTAGAAATTTGAAAAAAGCACTAGTAGGATCCACATATTACATAGGAGAACATATTAATTTTGTGAAAAATCCTAGAGAACACTCCTGGATAATAGGAGATTAGCTAAGAAGAGAAACACTATCCGATCCATTATTCAAAGCCCTCTAGAGACAGAGAACGATCATGGGAAAATTACCAAAAAACATGATAAGATACAACAATAGTTTGCAATACAAATAGTTATTAGGAAAATATAAAATAAAAAATTCCGAATACAAATCAGTAATAAAACAGGTAGCTAGAATATTAGGAATATCAGTAGTTAGATACTATCATATATTAAATCAACTCCAGGAAGGAAGATTAAATATAGAAATAGGTTAAGATAATGAATAAATTAATATGATAAATCAATAATAATAATTAATTAGTATAAATACGAAATAATATTTATAATAATCAATAATTTATTAATCATAATAATTAATATCATTATCAAAAGTGTGAATCAGAACATACTTGAACAAAAATCAAATCAGAGGTATTGAACGGCTCTCACTCCTAGAGTGAGTAAAA